TCTTTTAACTTTACTATTTCTTTTGCATCACTTATCCCAAGAACCTCTAACATTTGTCTGTGCAGTTTGCCCATATCATATAGCTGTGGAGCTTGCTGTGCTAATTGTAATGCACTTTGATACTGCATAATTCTTTGTGACATTGTTGCCGCATTTGGATCAGAAACTGGTATTACATCAACCCTGCCATCAAAATCTTTTGTTCTGCTAAACTCGCCTTCCATTTCATATGAGTATGTGGATGGCATGTAATCATGTATTATCATTGCAATAATTCTTAATTCTTTTTTTAGAGCAGCATGAAGTCTTGACTGAACACCTGACATAACTTTCATGGATCTCTCCATGAGAGCAAGTGTTGTTCCTACTGGCGCTTGCGCATTGATGTCTCCAACTTGTATATCTGCAACGGAGCCAATCCTTCTCCCCTCGTCAACGATATTTTGTAGTAATTGGTACAAGACGGAACTTGGCTCTTTGTAAGGAATGAAAGTAATTGCGTCACGAATCGCACCACCAGGGACATCAACGTCACGGAACTCACCAGGCATGAGAGGCGAATCATCCCCTTTGATGCGTAAACCCCTAGCTTTAAGACCAGCTGGTAAATTAGATAAAGTACCAGCATCGATAAGTTGACGAAGAATGCTTGTAGCGCTTTTAGCAAGTCCACCAATAAGATGTATAAGCCCCGTACCATAGAACCCAAGCCCTGGAAGATATTTGTAATGTACAAAGTATTGGACTTTCTTTTTCTTTTCATCGTCTTCATAATAATTCCTTCTAATTGATAGTATTGTTCTAGAAGACTTATCTATCGTAACAACATAAGGTCTTTCAATACCATCCTTATCATCAAATGGCTCTGGCATTTCTATATCTGCATGCATCTCTAAAAGAGTATGCCTGTCATCATCTTCTATTACAGCAGACTCACCATCAAGCTCATCATATTTTTCTTGTATATCTGACATATCTGGCTCTGGATCTGGTAGATCAACATCACGATAAAATCCATTCACCATTAACTTTGCTATTTCATTTGCTGACTTTTTCATAACATGTGTGTATCTCGCACATGTCATTAAATCTGTAGCTCCATATGAAACCACAAAGTCCTCCGCAGGAACAAACATTGCACACGGTCTTTCTAAGAGAGGATCATAATAGACTTTTTTGAACGCTGATCCTGCGAGAGGAAGTTTGAAGAGCATCTGCTCTGTCTCATCTCTGTATTCTGTCATCTCCTCTGTGAGAAGATAATTCATTTCATTTTCTACACGATTAGCCTGATCATTTTTTTCTGTGGTCTGTTTACCTACTATCTTAGTCCTAACAGGACCTCCTGCTGGGAATATCTCTCCCATTGCTTGTGCCTGAAATCGCACAATACTTTCTGTTAACACAGGGTGGAATACACCAGATGCTCCTGACCAAGGCTGTTGTCTTTCTTCTATTTTCATTCCAAGAAGATCTAAACCTTTGACATAAGATTTAGCCCAATCACCTCTTGATTTCCTGTCTGTGTTAAAACTATCTATTAATTCATCTGCTAACTTTTGTAAGTCACCTTCTTCTAAAAATTCTGCTAAATTACTATCGTGATCTGGTCCAAGCAATTCTTCTGTCTTACTACCTTCAAAGTCTATTACAACTCCACCATCTTCTGTTGCCACAGAAACTGAATCAGGATTTTCAATCTCTACTTGTATCTTTTCTTCCTGTTCAGCTAAAACTTTTTCGCTTAGTTCTGCTGGTGTCATTTGTTTTTCGACAGCCATGAATTACTCCTTATTTAATTCTTTCTAAAATTCTATCTATTTTTTCTTCTAATCTATTTATTGCCACAGTTACATCATCTCTTTTAGCGTAATCTTCTCTAGTTTTATTTAACAATATATCAATTCTTTTTACTTCTCTAGATTGTGTTGCCAGAAACCAACCACCGCCAAGAACGATTATGCCAATAAGACCATCTATAATATGCGTCATTTCCATTAGTAATACTCCACTGGTCTTCTATACACTGGTTCATCATCCCAGTCATCCATATTTGTTCTTATCCAACCACCTTGTCTGAATCTTAACAGAGCTTGTGTAGTTGAGTCAACTAAGTCATCATTATCGCCTGCTGGAAAAGATGCACACTCCTCTATCACCTCTTCTGCCCACCTAGTGGGTGGGTGCCATATTACGCCACTTGCAAACAGATCTGTCACCGCATTCACTCTTGCAATTTTATCTTGTCCACGACTTGGAGTGAACTCTGTCACAGGTATGCCCATAGATCTTAATTCAAAAATTAATGGTGAACCTGCTGCCTTTGCTTCAATAATCATCTGATCAGGATCAAACTCATGATACTTATCATAAGCAGCTCTTTTTAATTCTGGAAACTCTAACTTTTCTTTATAGGCATCTATTAAAATTAAATTAGGAACTGTTTGCCCATCTGAGTTTGGATGATGAAATATTCCCCATGTAGTGCATGCGCTATAGTCAGCTCTCTGGGTTTTTAAGAAAGCTGTATCCCAAGATTGAATAATTGCATCACATGGTGGAAGTTGCGGTTTCTTCCATTCCTGCCACCACTCTCTTTTTATCAGGGCACCTTCCTCAGAGGTGGGGTCTTGTTGATATTGTGCGTTCCATTTTGATACAGGAAGTTCTGCTTTGATTGCTTCAAGCTCTTCTTTTTTCCAAAACTGTTCCCATAATGCTTTTCCTGATGGCATAATAGCTGGAAGCTCTATAACTTCCCACTCACTGCTGCCTTCTCTTTGTGTTGCATTTTTTATTATCTGACCAGTTAAATCTCTTTTACTCCATCGTGTCATAACAATTATTATTGCTCCACCTGGTTGTAATCTTTGTCTTGGACCAGATGTGTACCACTCGTAAACCTTGTCATAAACTTCTGGATTGTATGCGCCGACTGTTGCATCTTGTTCTGAATGTGGATCATCAATGATTAAAACATCTGCACCTTTACCTGTTACCGCACCTCCTACACCGATAGCAAAATATTCCCCGCCCTTGTTTGTATTCCAACGACCTGCCGCCTTACTATCTGCTGATAATGTCACACCTTTGAAAATTTTCTGAAAATCTTCAGACTGAATAAGATTCCTAACCTTTCTTCCAAATCCAACAGATAACTCTGCGGTGTGTGCAGTCTGTATAATTTTTTTATGGGGGTACATCCCTAAAAACCATGCTGGAAACAAGTAACTTGCAAACTCTGACTTGGTATGACGGGGTGGCATATTGATGATTAGTCTTTTCAATTCACCCCTAGCCACCTTTTCAAAAGCCTCCGCCATGATCTCATGATGCCTTCCGTGGATGAATGAAGCCCACTGAGACCGCACAAAGGGCAAAAAGGTAGTTTGACAGCTCTTTAGTTGTTTTGCCTCCTCTAGGCGCTCTAAAAGCGCTAATATCTCTTTTTTCTTTTCTAGAGGTACATCTCTTAACTTATCGTTAAGGTCATTTAGGTCAATCGCTTGTTTCATCATCCCAATCAAAGTCATCAACTAAGTCTGGTGGTCTACATTCTATAATCTTAGATGCCATATCCATCATAAACATTGCCTGTGTAGGCTTAAAAGGCGAATAAACATACATTTGCTGCTCACCTTCATCGTTAATATACCAACCTATCATTATAGGCTTGTCTATTTCTACAGCATCTTCTGGTGATTGTCTATTTCTGCTAACAAATTTCTTAAACTTTTTAAAATCTATAACATTTTTTGAGTCTTTTTTAGAGATATCTCTCTCCTTACTAGTTATAACTAGTATATTATAACTAGTTATGTATTAATAACAAACTAATAATACTAGTTATAACTATTAAGAAGGGCATTTTAAGGCAATTTAGTGAAAATTTAGTAATTGTTTGTGGAAAATAACATGCAGGGTGCACGGCTAGCCCCATCGCTACATGGTGGGTCGGAGGTAGGTGGGGTACAAAACCACAAAAATAGCGAAAATAGGTAGGTCTAGCTAGCCCTAGAATTAAATAGTTCAGATAATTTTTTTTCTAGCTGATCCTCTAACTGTTCTACACTATGTTCACTAGTGTTTTCTAGTTCAATCTTATCACTATACATACCAATAGTTTTTCCTAGCAGTGTTAAGGCAGTAAGTTTATCTGATGTTCTGTTTGTTGTGTCTTCAATAATAGTCTCAAGGTTTTTCAAAACATATTGCTTTCGAGAGATCGCTATCATGCGATGATCCTCTTCAGATTTAGTGCTTAACTCAGATATCCTTGATGCCACCTTGAGGTTACTCGCCAATGCACTTGCTTGCTCCCAAATACTTTTTGGCTTGGTTGTATCCTTAACGTCATATACATCCTTGTAGGCTGATGTAATTGTACTTCCACTACTTACCAACCTAGCAAATTTTTCTTGCTTGTCTGTTAATCTTTTCGACATAAAACCACCTATAAAAAATAAAGTTCATATGAACTTTTTAACATGATCTAGCTGATATTATCAATTAATTAAAAAAAATTTGTGTCCTGTAATCTAAGCCTGTTCTAGGTTATGTTATGTTTAGTTATATTTATTCACAATTATTTACATTTAGTTATTGACCTAAAATCCATTATGTGATCTAACATCAAGTACACACTCCCTGTCTGAGTTTTTTTGAGGTCTCCGTTTAGTAGGCTGATGAATGTAAAAAAAGCTATGGAGGTAATCAGCCCTCCTCTTCTTCCCCTAGGGCGATGTTGGAACGTAAGCACGAGAGTTTAATTTCCTCTTGGAGTTAGTGAATGTTTAACTTGGTCATCCCACCTCCTTGAGTTTACAAAATGTTTAACTTGGTCATGAGTAGTATCTTATCTCGCAGACTTAACTGTCATTGTGTACGAATGTGGTGTAATGCCCTTTTGTAGATCAGTTCCTAAAACTAAACTATAATCTCCTATGATTATAGCAATGAAGATTGTGACCTTGTAGCCTAGTAGATTTTATTGATGGCTAGACAACTCCTCTAAATACCTTGTCCTCTGACTTTGTTACGATGTGGCTTTATGAACCTAGAATAAATATTATTGAATGGTGGTTTACCTTGAATACTTTTGGAAACAATCTTCACTGTAATGCGATGTGTGTCGCATCTGATGAGACCAAAAGGTTGAAACAGTAAACTAAAAAATAGGAGTTATTATGTTATACACAGATGAAAATAGAAATTCTTACGAAATTGTTTTGAATGCTGATGAGGTCAAGTTAATGAAAATGTTAATCGATGCTCATAGCTTTGCAAATTTTTCTGATGTTACTGATGGCGAAAATGTGAACGAATTACATTTTGAAATGGCATCAAGAATTTGTTGTCCAATTGAACAAGCAATGAAGAATTTAATTACAGTTCATTATGGCGATAAAACTGACGATGTTTACTACGATTGGATCAGTTGTGGTTTTAGCTTCGCAGTTTTTTCAGTTTCTGAATATCGTTATGTAATGAGTGCTTAGTATAACGAGGGCAGTATTTACTGCCCTCTAACTGTAACCTAGTGTGTGCTAGGTCTGATG